GTTTCGCGTGACAGAAGCCCTTCGGCGATGAGCTGCGCCACGGCCGCGGTGATCTGTTGCAGCGCCGAGGCGTACTTCGTGGTGTCCTTCGCGGTCAGCTCTGGCCATTCCACGTGCAGCGTCGCGAGCAGCGCCGCCTTGTCCTTTGGCACCTCGTCGTCGAGCACGCCCCAGTGCGCGCGCACGACGTATTCGCCGACGCAGGCGAGCATGTCGCCGACGACCTGCTGGCGCATGTCGAGCATCTTCTCGGTCGGCTCGGTCATGCTGCTGCCGGTGGACTTGTTCACGTCCTCGGCGCCGCCGTACCAGTGCTCCGGCACCGTGGCGCCACCGAGCATGTGGTTGCGGATGAGGCGCGCGGCTTGCGCGGCGTCGTACGCGTTGAGCGACGGCGCCTCGGCCTTCCAGTTTTCGTTCTCGTTGTGGACGCGCACGCCGCCCGGCCGCGGCGGCGTGATCTTGCGGGCGCGCTCGTTCACTTCCTCCGGCGTGGCCCCGTTGAGCGTCACGTCGAAGAAGTAGGCGCGCAGCGCCGCGGCGCGATCGACCTCGCCGAAGAGGAACGTGTCGTAGGCATCGAGCCAGTCCATCTGCGCGAGCAGGTCGCTGCGGCCGCGCGTGGCGCTGGAGAGGTCGTTGACGCGGAAGTAGAAGCAATCGCCGGTCGTGAATGTCGTGCGGATTTTCTGCGCCGTCTCGCCGAACGCGGTTTCGGGCACGTTAACGATGACGCGATAACGCCGCGCGACGCCCCTGGCGTTCTTGCGCGTGACGATGCCGATCGGCTGCTCGCTGTTGTCCGGGTCGACCACGACGGTTTCGATGAGCGCGGGGTCGAGATAGCCCACACGCACGAAGCCCGTGGTTTCGTTGCGGAACACGGGATAGCACTGCTCGCCGAACAGGCCGAGTTCGCGCACGCGCTTGGGGAGCTTGGCCTTCCACGCGTTGAGGCCGTCGCGCCAGTGCGCATCGAGCGCGGCCTGTGCGTCCTCGTCGTCGATGACGATCTTCACGCCCTGCGAAAGCAGGTAGGCGACGGGCAGCTCGACCAGACGGTTGGCGAGCAGGTTCGATTCCCACAGGAAATGCGCGAGCTTCTGCATGCGCATGTGGGTCATCGGCGCCAGGTCGCGGTTGCCGTCGCCGGTGAGGCGGCGCCACTGGTCGTCGTCGGCGTCGACCGTCGCGCCGGCGGCTTCGCGCAGCGGTTGTTCGACGGGCGGCGGCGCGGCCGGGCGGAAGACCGAAACGAGGCGTTCGAGCAGGCTCATGGGGTTTCACTCCGGGAAGCGCCCCTCGGACGGGCCGAGAACGCGCAGAATCGTTTTGCAAAGCGGGTCGGGTTCTTTGGATGGGGCATTGCGGCGCTCCGGGGTCAGGAATCGCCTGTGGCGCGTTCTGTGCGCGATCCGAACATCGAGGCCCGGCGACGGCCGAGCATGCCTTCGGGAAGGCGGTCGGCCTCGGTGGCTTCCACCGTGGCGCCGGCTGCCGGTTGCGCGTTCGTCTCGCCGGCATGCAGTGCGAGCATGTGCGCCCAGAACTCATCCGCGTGACCGGATTCGTTGCGGTCGGCGTCGAAGCGCGCGTTGCCGGCGGCGGTCGTCATCTTGCGTACGGCGTGGTGGCTGTCGCGGATGTCGCGGCTCACGGGGATGCGCACGCGCTTGTCCTCGAACAGCTGCTTGCCGGTCGTGGCCAGGTGTTGCTTGACCTCGCCGGAGAACGTGACGCCTTCGACGCGGTACTCGCCCCAGCGCCGCTGCGCCTCTTCGACGATCGGCATGCCCAGGCCCGTCTTGTCGATGCAGGCGCGGCGCGCGCTGAACAAGCGCATGCAGCGGTCGAACACGTCGAGCTGCTCGGCGAAGGTGGTGCGTTTCATGGTGTGAACGGAGCGCGTCCAGAACACATCGCCGACGCGCTGCACGACCCAGATGACGGACTTGTCCTGCGTGCGCGCGACGTCCCAACCGACGTAGCACTCGCCGACCTTTTCCAGGTGCGCGATGTTGCCGGCCTCGGCCGACTCGCACGCGGTGATCTGCTCCCACGACAACCAGGCCGACGCCTCGTCGACGGGGTTGCACATGTACTCCTGCTGCCAGGTGTCCTCGTCGCCGCAGCTCTCGCGCTCGGCGTCGATCCATGCCTGGCGTTCGGCGTCGGTGAGCTTGCGGCCGAGGATGCGATCGGCGAGGCCGTCGTTTACCGCGTCGACGATCGTGACGGTGTGCAGGTTCCACAGCGGCTTGCGGCCTTCGGCGATCGCCTTCTTCGCCTCGCTCACCATGCGGTAGTAGCGATTGCCCTTGCCGTTGTAGGTGGACAGGATGCGCGCCGGGAATCCCCAGGTGATGATCGGGCGCGCGGCCTTCCACATCGCTTCCTGGTCGGCGTGGAAGGCGAACTCGTCGAGCACGAGCTTGCCGCCCTTCGAACGAAATGCCTTCGGGTTCGAGGTGAGCGCGTTGATGCGCCGGCCGGTGGCGAACTCGACGGTGAGCGCCTTGATGTCGTCGTCGCGGCTGATGACCGTCTCGCCGAGGTCGGTGGCGGCGATCTTGAAGATGCGCGCCCACTGCGCGACGTAGCGGATGTATTCCTTCGCGGCGGACTCATCGGCCGAGGAGAACCACACGTCGAGCGGGTTGTCGGCGCGCGCGGCGTCGAGCATGTCCTCGTAGCTCTGCACGTAGGTGAAGCCGACGCGGCGCGACTTCTCGACGATCTTCAGGCGCGACTGATCGCGCAGCCATGCGATCTGGTACGGCATGAAGTAGGTGGAAAGGCTCGCACTCATCGCCGATGGCGTGCCTTGCGCTCCGCGCGACGCTTTTCGCGCTTCGCTTTCGAGCGGCTCTTCGGCGCGCCGTTGGCTGGACGCAGACGGCGACTCGCGCGCGGGTAGTACGCATCACCCGCGACGATGGCGTCGAGCGGCTCGGCAATGGAAGAGATGCCGCCGGCGGCGAGCGCGAGCGCGATGGCGAGCGTGTTCGTTCTCACAGCAGCCGCAGCTCCTTCTGGATTTCGTCGATCGTGGCTTGCGACAGGCCGACGCGTTCGCCGACCTCGCCGGCCTTCTTCGCCGCGCGCTCGATGGCGGCGCGCTCGATCTTTTCGCGACGCTCGATGCTGCGCTTGGTGCTCGACTCCAGCGATTCGAGCGCCTTGGCGAACAGCATCAGGTCCATCGCCTTCACCGGCTTGGCGGGCTTGCCGTCCGGCGCGGTGCCGTCGAGCTGCGTCTGCGCGACCTGGTCGAGCGTCTGGTAGGCAATGCCGGTGAGCATCTGCTGGCACAGCGTGGCGACGTCGCCCTTGCTGTGCTCGCCCAGCTCGGCGACCCAGCGGCCGGCAACTTCCTGTGCCTCGCGGAAGCGCGTCATCTGCTCGCGCGCGCTCTTCACGTAGCGGCCGACCGCGGACTTGGAAACGTCCGCGTCCAGCTCGTTGAGCTTGTCGGTGATCTCGTGGATGGTCTTGCCTTCGCGGATGAGGCGATGGCACAGGTCCGCGAGTTCCTGCGGCAGGCGCGCGATGGTCGAGGGGCGGGCCATCGTCATGCCTCCGGCAGCAGGCCGGCAAACGCCCACAGCAGGAAGGCGCGAATGACTTCTGTCGACCGCTCCGCGCACGTCGGCGGATCGCGCAGCGCCGCGCGAATCGACAACGGCAGCGCGCGATGCGATGGCAAGCGGTGGCGCACGGGCTTCTTCGGCTTCATGGCGTCAGTCCTCGATGAGCTGCACGCCGGGGAAGTCGAGGTCGCCCGTGATGACGTCGCGACCGCGTTCCGTGATGCGCACGAACAGCACACCCGCGACGTCGCGCTGCACGAGCAGGCCGTGACGCGAGAGCCAGGCGATGTCGATGGCGAAGGTATCGGCGTCGGTCTTGTAGCCGAAGCTGCGCAGCGTTTGCCGCAGAAGCGGTTCGGACATGCCGGTGTCGTTGCTCGCGCGCAGCAGCGCGAGAATGCGGCCGCGGCGGTAGGGCATGGTCTGTTCGGTGAGGTTCATGTCAGCGGCTCCTGCGGTGGCCGGCGAGGTTGTCTTGCATGAGGCGCTGCAGAACGCGCAGCTGCTCGCCGATCATCTGGCTCTGCGTGATGGACTGCGCGCGCGTGGCGGCGAGGTCTTCCGCCAGGCGGTTGATCTTTTCGTGGATGGCGCCGAGATCCTTGGCGCGCAGGACGTGCTTCTCGTCCTCGGCCTGGCGCGTCTCGATGCGGGCGAGCGCGTTGCCCATTTCGCCGACGCGCTCGCGGATCTCTTCGAGCGATTCCTCGGCGTGCCGTTTCACCGCAGCATCGCCGTCGATGATCTGCTGTCCGACGACGTCGAGCGAGCGCACGCGGCGCCACACGCCGACGCACACCGCCGCGGCGATCACCGCGCAGGTGGCGGCAACGATCGCCGCGACGAAAACCCAATCGACTTCAAGCACCGTATTTCTCCCACGTCCCCTGACATTCGGCGCAGCGCTCCGCGCCCGGCACCGCCGCGCGGCGGCGCGGATCGATCGGCTCGCCGCAGCGGATGCATTCCGACGCGCCGATACCGGAGGGCGCGCTCGCCGCCTTGCGGCGCCATGCGTCCAGCGCCGCGTCGCGATCGAGCTGCTCGCGCTCCTGTCCGCGCTCCACGTCATCCACCACGGCGCAATTTCCTCGATTCCAGGCGCAGCTCCTGCGCGCAGGCGCGCTTGATGCGCGCATGCATGTTCATGAGCTTGCGATCGACGGCGGAATAGTCGGCGTTGGGCAGCTCGGCGAGCCGTTCCAGGCCGCTGGCCTCGCTGTCCCAGCGGTTGCACAGCTCGTCGGTCCAGGTTCGGCTACTGGCCATCGGTGCGCCCCAACAGCGCGGCGCGCGCGCGGTCCGCGTTGCACATGTCCACGATCGCGTCGTAGGCCGGCAGCAGCGCGAGTGCATCGAGCGCGCAGACGAACGACTGGCCGTCCAGAAAACACAGCGCCGGCGGTGCCGGCGGCTTCATGAGCGGTGCGGTGAGCGCGTCCGGCAGCGGCCGGTACGCGATCACCGGCACTTCAATCGTGACGGGGCGCGTCACTACCGCCGGCTTGTTCGCGCGCAGGCCACAACTGGCGAGCGACAGCAGGACAAACAGGCAGAGTGGCCAGCGCAGCGCAGGCGGGGTCTTCATGTCGGGCTCGTGCAAGGGATTCGGTGCGCTCGCGGGCGCGGGTCTGGATGCGCTCGACCGCCGCGGGGCGATCGGCAATGGCGGCTTCCGCCGCGGCAAGGCGCTTGTCGTGCTCGGTGCGCCAGGCGTCGATGCGACCGGCGAGCGCCGCGTTGGCGACCTCCGCGGCGGACGCGCCGGACACGCACGTGGCGACCTGCGCAGCCGCGTCGGTCGCGGCGGTCTGCGCGCGCTCGCCGCGCCACGACCAGCCGGCGAAGGCGCTCGCGGCCATGAGCGCGAGCACGGCAACGACGATGGCGACGGCGCGCGTCACGCGCACACCGCCGTGCCGGACCAGCCGGCGGCGAGGTATGCGGGTTCCAGCAGCGTGAGGATGCGCCGCACGTAATTGCGGTTCTCGACGAACGCCCAGCGCGCGCGCGCCGAGAACCGCTCAACATGATCGAACCACCGGGCAGGATCAGCCCCCTTGGCTGACGCCCGGCGCTGATCGCGCTGGAGATTGGCCAGGCCCCCGTTGTAGCTGCCGAACGCGAACGCCCAGCGGTCGCACGGCGTCGCCGCATCCGCGACGCGTGCGTAGAGCCACGCGTCGTAGCAGACGACGGCGCGCACGCTCCAGTCCGCAGACCAGGGATCGGGCGGTCCGATCTCGGGGCAGACGTCTTTCGAGAGCCAGGCGCCAGTGGCCGGCGTGAATTGCGCCAGGCCTTCTGCGTACGGGCTGCGCGCGTCGGCGCGCCAGAGGCTTTCCTGGTGCACCTGCGCGGCGATGCGCGCGAGACTGCTCGGCTCGCCGAAGCGGGCGACAACCTCGCGCTGCAACTTGAAGCGGTACAGGTACGAGGTGGCCGGCACGACGATGCGCTCCGGCGGCGGTGCGACTTCCGCAGCGCTCGCCGACGCGATCAGGCCGGTGCGATGAAGCGTCGCGATGAACACGTAAATGACAATGACGAAAGCGAGCAGCACGGCCGTGAGGAAGCCCACGAAGCTCAACGCCACGAACGCCAACTGTGCAGCGCGACGGATCACTGGAAGAACCCCGCCGCGAGGATCGTCGCGCAGACGATGAACGCGCGGCGCTTTTCCGCGGCCATGCGTTCGATGTCCTTGAGCGAACCGGGCCGCGACTTGGGATGCAGCAGCCGGTCGAACCAGTAGCCGAGATAGGCGGCGATCGCCAGCTTGCACACCAGCCAGGCGAGCAGGCCGTTCTTGACCGGCTGCGGGTAGTCGATGAGCGCGTTCGGCTGAGCGATGAGCAGGAGCAGCAGCAGCGCGATGGCGAGCAGCGCTGTGCCGCGCAGCTTGTCGCGCAGGGTGGGAAGCGCTGACGCGACAAAGGCCGCGAAGCGGGTGCGGATCGACTGCCAGAGGGAAGGAATGTCCATGCCGCGATCGTCGCGGCACGGACGGCAGCCGGTCTTTTAGCGGACGCTAAAAGGTGTCCGCATCATCCTTTTCAGGCTGCTCGACGGAGCCAAGCCCTCGAAGTGCATCGCGTGACCGGGCCGCGGAGACATCCTGATCCATAGCCGACTTGAGCATATCCGCTGGCCGGAGCGTGAGAACTACCGTCCACACCTGCCACAACGTCAAGAGTACCAACAGTGCGAACGATGCGCGGCTAAGAATTGCCATCGTGGGCGGCGAAAAATTCATCCCCTTCGCTATCGGCGCCACTACGCCAATTAACAAGATCACGCACAGGGTGACCGTTGAATGGACGACGGGCTCGAACAGATCAAGAAAGCGTTCGCTGACACCCGCCCTCGAATCCACACCGCCAGGCATCAGGCGCAGCCGCTCAGGGAAAGCGATGGCAATCCATGCTCCGACAACGGCAAAAATGATGGCGGCAGTCGTGCGGAGGGCCTCGTACAAAGGCCACTGTGTCCCCGAGAAATGGATAGCCGGAGCCCAAAAAAACACTGCAATGGACACGACCAAGAGAGCCGCGAACATCAAACCGCTCGTGGTGAGTCGACGCTTCATGACATGAGTTTAAGCAGTTCCGCTTTGATCTTCATTACCTGCCCAAGCAGCTTTGTTGCATCGATCTTTCCGGACGCAGCATCTCGCGTTACATCGATCGTGAACTCACCGCTGGCGCGCGCGCCGCTCAACCAGTAGATCTGTTGATCCGACTTGAATTTGAACCCGTAATCATCCCACTGAACCTCGCCCTTGCTCTCCCAGTCTTTAACAGATGAACGAGATCGCGGCGATGGCATAGCAGCGCTCGTGCGTAAAACCCGGCGGCCGCACCTCGGCGCAGAAGTGATCGGACTCGACGGATGTGATCTTCGCATCCAGCGTGTTACGGCCGTTTGCGATGGTCGCAGGCTTTCCGATGTACTCGCGCAGCTTGTCGGCGAGCGTCGCAGCGTGGGCGCTCGGCGTGAACGCCAGCATTGCCGCGATCAAGAGACTCTCTGTCTTCATGCTTCCTCCTTTCACTTCCTGGACTTCTTCGGCTTCGGCGGCGGCACGCCGATGTGCTGATCGCGCCCCGCTGCGAAGCCGCCCTTTGCCGTAACGATAGTCGCACCTCGACGCGGCGAACGACCACGCACGTCGCGGCTCATTTCCCGCAGCACCGGCAACACCTGCTCGCGAGCACTTGGCGGCAATTCCCGGTAGAGCAAGACCACGGCGCGCTCGTCGAGCGACAGCACGAGCGGCGCCTCGCCATGCCATTGCGGCCACAGCTCTTCGAGTGTGTAGCCCGTGATCGCGGAGATCCGCTCTTCGATCTGCGCGCTTCGGCTGCGCCCATTGATGACCGTGCTCATCGTCGCCGGCTTTATGCCGCACTCCTTTGCCAACGCCGCTTGTGAGTAGCCGCGCACCTTGAGAGCCGCCTGAATTTCCGCTGGATGCATACCCACTCCGTTCGCATCGCTTGACGACGCAAAGTTAATGTGTTTAGCTAACACCATTGTCGAACATAATTAGCTAACAAATTGCGCGCCAACGCTGGCGCATCTCCACAAGGGTCAGTTCACGTCATGCATCCCGCCCTCATCAAGGCCGCTATCGCGATGGCCAATACGCAACAGGCCGACATCGCGGAAGAACTGAAGGTTGCCCGATCCACTGTTCATTCCGTGATTGAAGGCAATACCCGAAGCAAGCGCGTCGAGCTGCGCATCGCCGCGATCATCAACAGGCCGCTCACGGAAATCTGGCCGCAGTGGTACGGCCCAAAGGCATCTCGCCGTCGCCGCCTTTCGGCTGCGGAAATTCAGGCTGCGCTCAAAACGCTGCCGACCGCCGCGAGGAACTGACGCCATGCATCCCGCAAAGATTCGCGCAGAACTCGGCATTCGCCGCATTTCGCAAACCGACATCGCCGCGACGCTCGGCATAAGGGCAAACACCGTTTGCGCGGTGATTGCTGGTCGTAGCAGGAGCCATCGCGTTGAACGGTTCATTGCCGATACCGTCGGCTTGTCGCGAGAAGAAATCTGGCCGCAGTGGTTCAAGCCTTCGGCCATCGTTAAAGCCATCGAAAACCGCCGCGCGCGTGCCGTAGAAGGGCCCAAGCCAGTACCGGACTCTGCGGATGAAGATTCCGAGATCACGCGCCTCGACCGCATCGAGCGCAAGCTCGACACGCTCACGCAGTGGGCCGAACGCACCGCAGGGCAGCTGCTGTATTCGCCGCTGCGCACGGACACCACCAAGGTGCCGGGCACTGGCTTGGCGTCCGATCCGGCGCAACAGCTCGATGACATCGTCGCGCTGCTCACGCAGGCAAATCGCCATCTGCAACGGCTTGAAGACCGTGCCGTCGATTCAAGTCGGCGAGCATTTTGTAACCGGCCTGCACGCAGTGACGCTCGATCTCCTGCAGCGTCGGCTCCTTCTCGGACGGGGGAATGTCGGTGACGACCGTGACCTCGCCGATGGCTTCGTCTACGAAGCGCCACCGCACTGCCCAGTGGTCATCGTGCCGATCCATCTCAATCAGGCTCGCGAATTTCATGCGTGCTTCCTTCCTTGCTGTGGGGGTCTTGGCATTTCACCCCGCGCAAATCGTTTTTGCAATGACAAAAACCCCCGGCGTTTGGAACAGGGGCATTTCCAATGCGTAAGCGCGCTTGGAACACGTGGCAACCGAGCTGCCTGCAAGAGGCCGTCGAGGGCTGCCTGGGCTTTGCCCTGCACAAGCACCGCCGCAGCGTAGACCAGGTGGCTGATCTCGTCGGCGAGTCCAACTGGACCGTCTACAAGTGGGTGCAGAGCGGCGGCATCCCGGCTCGCAAGATCGCCGGATTCGAGTTCGCCTGCGGCGCTCACTACGTGACGCGCTATCTCGCATCGAGCGCACACAAGCTCCTCGTGGACGTGCCGACCGGGCGCCTTGCGACACCGAGCGACGTGGCTGCCCTGCAGGCGAGCTGCACCGCAGCCGTGGCCGCGCTCATTGAATTCTCTGCCGGCCGCTCGAATGCGGCCGACACCCATGCCTCCCTCACCGCCGCGATGACGGCGCTCGCCTCCGAGCGCGCGAACGTCGAGCGGCACAACCAGCCGGAGCTTGACCTGCAATGACCCCCACATGGCAATCGATGGAAACCGCGCCCAAGAGCACGGTGGACGAACATGGCCGCGTCGTCGGCGTGTACCTGCTCGGCTACGTGCCGGAGCCGGAAGAGCCGGACGCCGATCCCGCATCGCTGATCCGCGTGATCTGGTGGGAACCGCTCACCGATGGCGGCGTCTGGTTCGGCGACGGCGCATATCCGGTGAAGCCCACGCGTTGGATGCCGTTGCCGCCGCCTCCGGCGAAGGACGATGCGGCATGAGCGCGGTGCAGAGCTATCGCCAGCAGCAGCGCTCCCCCAACACGGACACGGCAAGCGGTTCCGTGCTGCGTGCCGTGCAGATCGCGCGCAAGTACCCCGACCACGCGCCTACGTCTATCGAATTGCAGCTTGAATACGGCATGAGCGACGCGACCGCGCGCCGCTGGCGTGCGGCGTTCCGCGCGGCGGGAGTGCCCGCACGATGAGCGCCGACCGCTACATCAATGCCGCGCAGCAGCGCGTGCTGGCGATCGTGTTCCGGCTCGCCGGTCACGAGATCGAGGGCATCGCGCCGAGCGAACTGGCCTCGGCGGTGCACACCAGCGCCAGCAACATCACGCGCGACCTCGCCAACCTGCGCGAGGCCGGCTTCGCCGAGCCGCTCGATTCCGGCCGCTGGCGGCTCACGCCGCGCGTTGTGCAGATCTCGCTCGCTGCATCCACCGCGTTCGCCAAGGCGCAAGACCGACTCGATGAGGCGCGTCAGCGCTTCTCGCGGGAACGATGAGGAACGGCATGGAAGACCACTTCGATCATCTATTGCGATCGGCGCAGCAGAACAGCGTCCTGATATCGCGCGCGCAAATCGCTCTTGGCCGAATGCTGCTGGCGATCAAAGAACGCGAACCAGCGGAAACGTACTGGGGATCTGTGCAGCGCATCGGCTTGTCCGCGACGGCGGCGCAGCTCGCGATGAAGTTGGCTGCGCTAGCCGAAGCAGACCCGGCTGCCGAGTCGATGCCGATCGACCGTTTGTTTCACCGGCTGGCTCATGGCCATCCCGGAAGGATCAACGACCTCTGGGACATTTTTTCCGGTCAGCTCGAATGCGCGCTGGACGAACTGCTTTCAACCGACTCTGACAGGAATTGATTTCATGGCACGTCCACGCACACAGCGTTCTCCCGACGAAACCGATCGCATCGCCGCTGCTGATATTGATCACGAGGCATTGTCGAAGGCCGGCGACGCGGCTTCTCTGCAAAGCCAGCAGCTGGCGCTGATCCAGCAGCACTACGACATCGGCATGCCCTTCAACTACGAAGCGGCTGTGGTTCGCTTGCGCGAGTGCGCGGCCATCGAAACCAGCGGCGCCGTCGAGGCTGGCCTGGTGCTGCTCCAAATCAAGGCCCACACGCCTGGCCGTTTTCACGATGCGCTGGAGACAGTCGGAATCACGCCGCGCTGGGCCCAAAGGCGCATGCAGGTGGTTACCCGGCTCAAGCAGTTCCCGAGCTTGCGGTCGCTCGGCTTCTCGAAGGCGCTCGAACTGCTCGGCGAAGACGACGCGACGCTCGGTGCCCTTGAGCATGACGGTGCCATCGCGGGGATCACGCTCGACGAGATCGACCGCATGAGCACTCGCGAGCTGAAGGAGTCGCTCCGCAAGGAACGCGCCGAGCGCGCCGACGAGAAAGCCGCGGACGAGGAAATCATTCGCAAGAAAGACGAGCGCATCAACAAGCTCGCACGCCGCTCGACGCGCGGCGCATCGCGCGAGCAGATCGCCACGCTGCTGGAAGACCTGGACCGCTACAGCGTGGAGGCGTTCACGTTCCTCAAGCAGGTGCGCGACACGGTCGGCGCAATCAACACCCTCTACGCCGACGCCGGCGAGGCGATCGAGGAAGAGGTGCAGCAGCGCATCGAGACGAACGCCGAGTCGATCCGCGGCTGGTACGAGCAGCTCATCGCGGAAGTGGGCGAGTAACGCGACATGCACGCAGGGGAACTCGCCGAAATGCAAACGCTGCAGCACATTGCCTCGCGCCTCACCGCGGCGCCGCACAGCGGCCGCGGCGCGATCGCGGCCGATGGCGCGAAGCTGCTCGGCGTGAGCGTGCAGACGCTCTACAAGCGCCTGCGCAAGGTGGGTTACTCGAGCGGCCGCAAGCTGCGCAGCGACCGCGGCGACACGCGCGTCGGCAAGGACGGTGTGAAGGCGGTCGCGGCGATCCTGCAGGCGTCGCGCCGCACGACGGGCAAGGCGCTGCTGCCGGTGGCCGACGCGATCGACGTGGCCGAGGCGAACGGCCTGCTCGCCGAGCGCGTAAGCGCGACGACGATGCTGCGGATCATGCGGCGCGAGGGTTGCCACCCCGCGCAGCTCGCGCAGCCGACGCCGCACGTGAGCATGCGCTCGCTGCACCCGAACCACGTGTGGCAGCTGGATGCCTCGCTGTGCGTGCTGTACTACCTGCGCAACGGCCGCGCCGCGGTGATGGACGAGCGCACCTTCAATGCGCGCAAGCCGCGCGACCTGGCCCGCGTCAGCAACCAGCGGGTGCTGCGCTACGCGCTGACAGACCACAACAGCGGCGACACCATCGGCCGCTACTACCACGTGGCCGGCGAGGACCAGCGCACGCTGTTCGATTTCCTGATGTTCGCGATGCACGCGCAGCAGGGCCGCGTGATGCATGGCGTGCCGTGGATGCTGGTGTGGGACGCGGGCAGCGCGAACCAGAGCCACGGCATCAAGAACCTGCTGACGCAACTCGGCATTCGCCACTGGGCGCACGTGCCCGGCAATCCGCGCGCGAAGGGGCAGATCGAATCCATCCACAACGTGATCGAACGCAAGTTCGAAGGCCGGCTCACGTTCACGCGCATCGACAGCGTGGAGCAGCTCAATGCGCACCTGGACACCTGGCTGCGCGCGTTCAACGGCGCAGCGGTCCACCGTCGGCACGGCCATGCGCGCGACGCGGTGTGGCAGACGATTCGCGCGGATCAGCTGCGCCTGTGCCCGCCCGTGGAGACCTGCTCGGTGCTCATGCACAGCAAGCCAGAGCCGCGCACGATCATCGGCAACCTCACGGTGACCTTCCGCCCGCGCGGACACGAGCGCGCGACGTACAGCGTGGCGCACGTGCCGAACGTGCGCGTCGGCGAAAAGGTGGACGTGATCGTCAACCCGTACAACGCACCGTCGATCTTCGTCGTCACGAAAGAAGAGGACGGCGCCGACCGCTACTGGGAGTGCGAGCCGATCGCG